AGAAGTGCAGCTCAGTCGAGATTGAGATGGTTATGGGCTGGACAGGCGGCAAAGGATTTAGCTGGTGTAGGTAAGGGCCGGAATAAAGAGCAGTGGAATTTATATTGGAAGCATCGTTTTATGAAGCCGTTGCTAATTGCACAGGATGAGGATTATGCTATGTTCTTTGAAGACTATGATGACCATTGCGAGTTAATTAAAGATCATCCTGCTGTACTCCAGCAATATCAAACTCACTTCTGGGAGCTTATAGCTCAAACTGAAAAGATGAATATAAAAACGTTTGGTGAATTTTTAGACACAATAGATAGGTTCATGCTGCATGAATATGGTTTAAGACTAGATACGCCAGCAGACCTTAAATATATAATTAACGGGGAATAGATATGATTAGTAATGAAATAAAAGCAGAAGTGCTTTATAACTCTAAAAAGAAAAGTATGTGGACTTCGTACCTTCTAGGCGCGTTCTTAGGCGGTATAGGTGCTCACTACTTTTATCTTGGAAAAAAAGAGTTTGCGTTTATTATGATTGCCAACACTGTAATGATGGTGGCATCATCAGTGTCAGCTAATACCGGGATCGCCGCTGTCGGGGCGGTTGTTTACTTTTTAGTGGTTGGTGGTAGCTTTGTTCATACCTATTACGCTTGCAACGCGGTCAATAAGCAGATTCAAGATGAATGTGCAATTCTGGCGGAGAAATAATATGACAGGAATAAACGATATCACGCAAGAAGAATGGGATGAGATAGCAAGGCTGGCATTGGACGAGGAAAATGCGCTCGGCTCTGATGATATGGTAAACAACCCTGCTCACTATAATGAAGGTGAGATTGAAACTATTGACTACATTGTCGATGTGATGGGTGAATGGAATAGTATTCACTACTGTCACGGGAACATCATTAAGTATTTAGGGACTCGACTATGGGCAAAAGGTAATCCGTTGCAGGATGCTCAGAAAGCCCGTTGGTATCTGAACAAGATGATTGAATTAATGGAACAAACAGAAGGGGAACACTGGTGAGATTAAATACATTAGAAATGCTTATCGAACGATGGGGCCATGAAAAAGGCATCCTTCCGTATGCTGTACCTACAGCTCAACTTGAAAAGACTGAAGAAGAAGTAGCTGAACTACGTCAAGCTATCGAAGACCGGGATGTCGAGGAAATAGCAGATGCTATCGGAGACATCTTTGTGACCTTGGTTATGCAGACACGAGCATGGGGCTTGGACATGGAGACATGTGTTGAGCAAGCGTACCAAACAATCAGCAAGCGAACAGGTGTAATGGTTGATGGTAAGTTTGTTAAGGATGACGACAATGGGTGTTGAGGTTCTGCTCGAACGGTTAGATAAGGTTAGAGCTAACGGTGGTGATACGTGGCGGGCGCAATGCCCGTGCGGTCACGCATCGCCGGGTCAGATGTCAATAAAGCTCTTATCATCAGGAAGTATTTTAATTCATTGTCATGCAGGCCATTCTCCTGCGGAGATTGTTGAAGCCATAGGTCTGAACATGAGCGACTTGTTCGAAAAGCCTCTGGACCAGCAAGTAAGGCCTTTATATATGGCGCAGGTTGAAAAGATCCAGCAGGGCAAGTTTAACGATAAAATAAAAAGCCATGATCTAAGACTAGACATGGTGGCGGACGCAAGAAGCCGAGGCATAAAGCTATCAGCAAAAGACCTTAAAACTGAGAGAGATGCTTGGATTGAGAAAAGAAAACTAAAACAATCATTGCAATAACCTAAAATTATAGGTTAAAATAAACAAAACTAACAAACGGAGAGGCAAAATGTTACTAAGCAATAAAAAAGTTATGTCATTTATGAGAGCTGCAAATCACGCAGTTATACTCAGAGAAACAGGCCTAACATATCCTACGCTCAAAAGAATAATGAATGGCGGGTATGACGCATCAAGATTATCTACGCGAGAAAAGCTGTCCAGTTTTATAACTAAAGTACAGTCAGGTAAGTACTAATGATTATACGAAGCCAAAAGCCAGAGCATAGCTTCACTATCGTCAGCAATCAAGTTATAGATGATGACAATTTAGATTGGAAGGATCTTGGTTTGTTGATCTACCTACTGTCAAAACCTGATAACTGGCAGGTATCTTTGGCTCACCTAGCAAAGCAAAAGCGTACAGGTCAGGATGGTGTAGCGACAGCTATAAAAAACCTAAAACAAGCAGGCTATATCAAAATGAAAAGGCACAGTACAGGTCACGTTGATTGGTACGTTTATGATAGGCCTCAAATTGATAGCCCTAAACTGGATAATCCTCAAAGGGAAAATAAGGCACTAACAAGTACTGATAATAAACAAGTACTGAATAATAACAATAGCAAGCGTTTTGTTAAGCCTTCTGTTGATGATGTTGCTGAGTATTGTCTATCGCGTCAAAACACAATAGATGCAGAAGTCTTTATTGATTATTACGAGAGTGTTGGTTGGACTGTTGGCAAATCGAAGATGAAGGACTGGAAGGCAGCTATAAGGACGTGGGAGAGAAGAAGGAAAGCAGAGGCCTCGCCTAGTGTTGACTTTGACCAGTACGAAGGTGTCTCATGAAGACTTTAAATAGCATCGACCTTCTGAAGGATCCTGAATACATAGAGTTTACCGGGGTGCAAGAAAGCCAAAACATACTGTCTGCAACTGAGCTTGCCGATGTAGCAGTCGAGTCGTTTAGTCAAGAGGATGCTAATACAGGCCTGAAACTGCCATTCCCTAAAACGCACGATGACTTTGCTTTAAGGCCCGGAGAGGTAACACTGTGGACCGGTATCAATGGCCACGGTAAGTCTCAAATACTAAACCAGATATGCGCGCTGACAATGCCTATAAGCAAATGGCTCATAGCTTCGCTAGAGATGCCTTTAAGGTCAACTGTAAACAGGATGGTAAAGCAGATGGGTGGATTGGCAAATCCATCAGAAGACTACATCCGCAAGTTGATCAAGAAAACGGATGGACAGGTTTGGCTTTACGATCAGATTGACACAGTTGAGTCTAGCAGGATTCTAGGTTTAGTCGATTACGCAGCAAACAAGCTAGGTGTTAATCATATTATTATTGATTCACTTGTTAAATGTGGGCTAGGGCTTGATGACTACAATGCACAAAAGAATTTTGTTGATAGGCTTGCGTGGTCGGCAAGAAGAAATAACGTGCATATACATCTAGTTCACCATATCAGAAAGTCAGAAAGAGAAGGCAAGATGCCAGACAAGTTTGACGTTAAGGGTGCTGGAGAGATTGTTGACCTTGTGGATAACTTAGTTATATTTCACAGGAACAAAGATAAAGAGGATCAGTGCAGGATTCTTACGGCCAAACATGACAAGACGGATAGTGATGTTAAGCAACTAAAGAAGCTAGAGGGCATCCCTGACAATGTTATCTACATTGCAAAGCAGCGTCACGGAACAGGAAAAGAAGGAAAGTATGGCGTTTATCACGAGCCAAACTCATTACAGTACCTTTCATCACCAAAAGCTAGGCCATTTAACTTATGAGTAAAATCACTAAAAGCGCAAAAGGTGAAGACTGCACGGTCAGGCTTCCAGCGATATGCAACGGCAATCCAGAGACAACAGTGTTCGCGCACATTAACGGTGGCGGAATGGGTAGAAAATACAGCGACCTGCACGGTGCTTATGCTTGCTCGGACTGTCATGCTTGGCTTGATGGTGGTTACGCAAACGATCCAAACGCAAACAGAGATAAAAGAGATTATGAGCATCTGTATGCAATGTTTAGGACGCAAATTAAACTGCTAGAGAAAGGGTTGGTGAAAATATGAAGACTACAAGTCCATGTTGCAAAGCGCCATTCTCACTGTTTGTTAGTTTGAACAAAAAGAAGTGCAGTGAGTGCGGGAAGTGGTATGAGTGGAAGCTAAACGAAAAACAAAAACCAATTTTTGATGGGAAGCACGAATGATAAGCAAAGAAAGAGTCCAGCAGTTATTCAATTACAATAGACTGAATGGCGAAATAAGATGGAAAGTAAACTTCAATCCTAGAGCAAAGAAAGGTAGTGTAGCAGGCTATATTGATCAAAAAGGCTATCGACAGATAACTATTTTAGGTAAAAAGTACACGGCACAAAAAATTGCATGGACATTTATAAACGGAAGGTATAAAGGCCGGATTCAAAATATAGATGGAAATATACTCAACAATGCAATTCAAAACTTAAAAATTAAATAAATGTTAATATACATAAGGTTATTAGCTAAGGTTTAGGTTATGGATAAAAAAATCGAGTACATAAAGCTGTTGGATTTTTGCAAAACAGATCGACAGAGGCAGGTGGTGAACGCGCTGCACGAAGAAGGAAGTCAAAGGCTGGCAGGCATTTCACTAGGCATAAGCAAAAGCACAGTGTCAACAGTGGTCGAAAGGTTACAGACAGTTGCGGCTAGACGAGGATGGTCGCCTGATCATGATATGACTAAGACAGTGCCTGAGGGGTTTCACCTTAAAGGTACATCAACGCTTTACGATAAAGAAGGGAAGCAAGTTTTACAGTGGTCAAAAACAAACATAGACCACAAAAGACAGCAAGAGTTAATGGAAGAAGCCATAAAAGCACTGGCAGAAGAAATACCAAAAGCAAAAAAAACGAAAGCACCTGAAGCATCACAAGAAAACCTTATAAACGTTTACACAATAACTGACTATCATTTCGGAATGTTATCATGGGGCGAAGAAGCAGGTGAAGACTGGGACACGGATATAGCCGAGCAAACACTACTGGCATGGTTCTCACAGGCCATTAAATTGTCACCTGATACAAACAAAGCAGTGTTTGCCAACATAGGCGACTTTTTGCACTGGGATGGCTTTGATGCGGTAACGCCTGCCAGTAAGCACGTTCTGGATGCCGACACTAGGTTCCAAAAGCTGGTCAGAGTTGTTATTAGGGTTATCAGGCAAGTTGTTAGTATGCTTTTACATAAGCATCAAGAGCTTCACATAATCATGGCTGATGCCAATCACGATCCAGCAAGCGGCGTATGGCTTAGAGAGTTCTTGAGTGCTTTTTACGACAACGAGCCGAGAATAACTGTCGACAACACAGCAGATAGTTACTACTGCCATGTATTTGGTAAGGTCTCATTGTTCTGGCATCATGGTCACAAGAAGAAGCCAGAGAGTATTGACGATGTTTTTGTATCAAAGTTTAGGTCTGTCTTTGGCGATACCAAGTTTTCTTACGCGCACATGGGTCACATGCACCATGATAAGTTGCTAGAGACAAATCTTATGACAGTAGAGCAGCATCGAACACTAGCAGCAAACGATGCTTATGCTAGTAGAGGCGGCTGGATGAGCGGGAGAGGTGCAAAAGTTATAACCTATCATAGCAGCTACGGGGAAGTTAGCAGGGTATCTATTACACCTGACATGTTAAAGGGGTAGGCAATGTTTAAGAGAAGCAAGTACGGGGCGAAAAAACACATCCTGACTATTGACGGTCAAGAAGAAAAGTTCGATTCAAAACTAGAAGCTGATAGGTATATGTTTTTGCTTGGCCAAGAATTTAGAGGAGAAATATCTGCGCTAAGCCGTCAGCCTAAGTTCACTCTGCAAGAAAAGTTTAAGGCTGGGAAGAAGTCAATAAGAGCAATTCATTATGTTGCTGACTTTATTTACACCAAAAACAATGAACAAGTTGTTGAAGACGCGAAAGGCTGGCGAACAACAGATTACAAGCTAAAGATGAAAATGTTTCTCAACACACATAAGCATTACAAGTTTGTTGAGGTTGAAAAGAAACGTAAAGAATTTATAGAGGTGGAATATGAGCGTAGAGATTCAAATTGAAAAGCTAGATTTAGATGGCGTATTGCAGACCGTCAATGAGCTTAAAAAGGAAGGGCTTTTGACTGAGCAAGAGATAGGCGATGTAGCTATTGTTGCTCATCCTTATGAAATAAGAACGCTATGTGAAGAAATAAACGAGGCTGCGGGTACGGGTCCGTATTCAATATCCAAGTCAGATATTATGGATCTTATGTCTGGCAACTCGTTCTTTTCGCTCTTGGGTGTTACAATAAAGCCAATTCTATCAAAGGTACAAACACATGAGCACTAGCACTATTGCCTTGTCAGTTAATGAATACGTCAAGGTTAATCAAGGTTTAAATAGACTTGTAATTGAAGCTAGAGAAGGCGAAATAAGAGTAGCTGTTACGCATAATCAGCCAGCACCAAGCAACAAGGCCTATCACCGAGTAATTGACGGTGAGAAATTGGAGTTGATAGATATAGATCATGACGTATGGGTGTTTACTGCTTTTAAGGGTGCGAAAGCAGTAGTTACTGAATTACCAGCTACGCTATCAAGTGACTTTGACATTTTTGTTTCCGCAGGGCTTTCTGAGCACACAAAAGTGGTGGACGTTTTCGGTGTCAACGAGGATGTAGGTACAGCACAAGAAGATGTCTGGGGCGGTGGTGGTACATACCAATTCTTAGATACAGCTTCCACATTGACTATCTCATCAACTTCTGCAAACGATGCCGTATTAGGATCGGGTGCAACGTCTGCAAAGATAACAGGGCTTGATGCTTCTTATGCTGAGATAAGCGAAGAAATCAATTTGGCGGGCACTGCCAATGTAACAACACAAAACAGCTACCTAAGAGTAAACGAGTTTGAGGTTACTGCTGCTGGCTCTTATGGTGGTGCAGAAGGAAATATAACGGCTTACGCTGGAAGTAACTTGCAGTCTATAATTCAAAATGGCCATAATACGTGCTTATCATCAGCTTACACAGTTCCAGCGGGATACGTTGCTTTAATTTTTTCTATTGAGGTTTCAGTAGGGAAAAACAGAGAGGTACTTGCGACACTAAGGGCAAGAGAATACGGTGGTGTATTCCATGCCGAGTCTGCTTCTAAAATATATCAACAGTCATTTATGGAAAATAAAAAATTTGGCATGTTCTTAGATGAGAAAGCAGATATAAAAATGTCAGTAATAGCTGATAATCCAAACGCTTATTGCTCTACAGAGTGTCAACTTATATTGCTAGACAAAGATCATTACGGGGCATAACATGGCAAACATAGCGCCTAATAGCAGGCAAGGAAGACCAAACAAAAATAAAAAGTTTTTACTAGCTAGACTGCAAGATGAGTATGGAGAGCAATTTCATCCTATAATGCAGATGGCTAAAAACGCACATCAGATGCAGTCTTTGCTTGAAAACTTACCTGAAGATACAAGTGTAGAAACGCTGTTTATTGCTCTTAAGCAAGCAATCGACTCGTGGGAAAAAATTGCACAATACACAGAGCCTAAGCTAAAGGCTATGGAAGTTAAGCATACAACAATGCCTAAAGTTAAAACAATAGACTTGGGTGGCAAGCCTGCGCTTAGTGCAAGTGTTATTAACGGGGAGATAACAGATGAGCGAACAACCAACGATACAGATACAGACGAAGCCGCAAGGCAAAGTATTATCTAACTACAGGTACTCGACTGCTCGCGTACAAATGATTAGAGGGCCGTTAGGGTCAGGCAAGACAATGGAATCTTGTCAGAAAATCTTTGCGTTTATGTGTAACCAGCAGCCCAATGAGGAAGGTATAAGGCCATCTAGGTTTGTTGCTATCCGTAATACATTTCCTGATTTAGCCAATACAACGATAAAGGACTGGCTAGAGCTGTATAGAGACTTAGGTCATTACACGCAGGGCGGTGTTGAGCCACCACACCAAAATCTTGAGTTCGAGCTAGATGACGGCACAATAGTAAACTCTGAAATTATATTTTTAGCACTAGACAGGGAAGATAGTGTCAAGAAATTAAGGGGTACGCAGGTCACAGGCTTCTGGCTAAACGAGGCCAAAGAGCTTCCAAAGTCGATTATAGATATGGCTGATTTACGTCACGGTCGTTATCCGTCGAAGGCCGCCGGTGGTATTGATTGCACTTGGCATGGCATGATTGGTGATTATAACTCGCCAGATGAAGATCACTGGATTTATAAGCTATCGGAGATAACAAAGCCCAAAGGATGGGAGTTCTTTCATCAACCCGGCGGTTTGATCAGAGAAGGCGAAAAGTTTAAGGAAAACCTTGACGCAGAAAACGTGCATAACTTACCTGAGGGCTACTATGTCAGAGGTATGGAAGGTAAAGACTTTGAATGGATCAAGGTAAACCTTGCAAATGAATATGGTTTTGTCATGGACGGTAAGCCTGTTTATCCTGAATATGTTGACAGCACGCATTGCTTGGCTGATGTTTACGAGCCTGACCAGTCACTACCATTAACACTTGGCATTGACTTTGGTAGAACACCTGCTTGCGCGATATTTCAGTTTGTTCCCGTGATGGGTAGATGGGTGGCTGTAGACGAGTTTGTTACAGAAGACATGTCTGCGACGTCTTTTGCTCCAGAGCTAAAAAGGTATCTCGATAGAGAGTACCCCAACTTCAAGTTTGCAAGAGGTGGTGGGGATCCGTCGGGGATGAACAGAGGGCAAGCCACAGACGATGTTGCTTTTTCAATCCTGCGCAAGCATGGCATTAACTGCGTATTTCCTACAAACACAAACAAACCGGCAGTTAGGCGAGCCGCTATTATAGATCCAATGAAGCGATTATGTATGGATGGCAAGCCCGCATTTATGATATCACCTAAAGCCAAAAACCTGCGCAAAGGTTTGATGGGCGGATTCTGTTACAGAAGAATACAAGTGGCAGGTGATGCAAGATATAGTGATGAGCCAGATAAAAATCAATACTCACACATCTGCGAAGCAGCAGAGTACGCTTTAATGGCTGGCGGGGAAGGAAGAAAAGCCATTACAACAACAAACAATAACTTTTCAAAACCAATCAAAATATCAGATTGGTCTGTTTTCTAAGGGGAAAAATATGCAATTCAAATGTAATATCGGTAAGCTAGGAGTGCAGCAATTAGCTTTGGCCAGCGTAGTAAATTCACTGTTTGCAAAGCAGTCTATGGATTGCGTTATAACTTGGCTAGAGCCAATGACTTTTGAGCTAAAAAATAATATGCCAGAGATGGTTGCAAAAAGGTTATTGGCAGACAAAGTACAAAAAGCTATACCCGGCTATATTGGCGAGATAAAGGAAGGCAAACTTGTTGTATCGAAAAAGTCAAAAGAGTCTGATTAAAGCAGAAAACATAGGCAAGGAAGAAGTAACCTACACGCTTATATTTAGCAAGGCTAACAGGCTTGTCTGGTTAAACAAATTCCTAAAGAAAGATTTTGCCCATGTCAAGATACTTATCCATAAAAAAGGCTATATTGTTTTAATTGATCCAAGAATGTCATATAATGAAGTTACTTGTTTCTCTGACAAAATGAACTATCAACCGTTAGAAGGGGAAACCATCATTAAAGGCAAGGCTATGGTTGACGTGTATAAAATCCGTAGATATATAGGCCTGCTTAATTGTGTTGAGACAGCGAAAGCATTTATCGGGGATAGGTCTTTTTGGTGTTTAACGCCTTACCAGTTATATAAAAAATTGGAGAAATAGTCATGGGTATGCTCGGGATGAGAACGAAATCAAAAAAAGAAAGGCGCGCAGAATTAGACCGTGAGGACTATCAACAGATAGCTAATCAAGCAGGGAACACTAAACAAACCGGCGCGCAGATACAAAAACAAGACAAAGTTTACGGCATAAGTAAAGAAGAATACACGCTCAAGCGTAGGAATAGCGTTCAACTGGGCGGAAACCCTGTTAAGTACTATGGTGACGTAAGAGAGTCACTAATGCGTAATGTAGAGATGCGAAAGCAGTCAGAGGAAATTGACCTAAGGAAAGAAAGTGAGAAAAACATTGCAGGTGTAACATCGCAAAAAGTCAGGGCTGGGCGAAAAATAGGTACTGGCAGGTCAG